GTTACGGTTTGAACTGATGTAGAGAATGTTTTTTGTATATATCTTTTTCTAGCACCAACTCTAAACTTGACTTTCTCACCCACCTTATAACTTTCTCTTAAACCTTTCATATACAAATAATTATCAGATAATCCACTTGAAGTTATTTGAGTTAATGAACCAGTGTTTGAACCCGTACAAGGTAAATGGTCATCCCAACGAACTTCAAGTTTAGGTGAATAAATAGTATGAGTATGTCTTGAAAAGAATTTTAGATGACCAAATGTTTCACTATCGGTTTCTTGACTACCACTAAAATTAATTAACATTCCATAGTTTTCTTCTTGACCAGTGTACCACATACGAAACATATTTGTTATATCTACATTAACATCAGGTGATTGATTTGAAAAAGTTTGCGTTGATGAACTAACACTTAAAACAGTAACACCAGCGTTAGCCCAAGTAACAGCTGTACCACCAATTGGGTTACTACGATTTTTCCAACTACAACCATTTGTATTTTTAGGATTATCACCAAACTTACCCGTACCCCCAGTCCAAGATTGTGATATTGGTTGAATAGCTAAAGTGTATTCTTCAGTCATTTCGGCATTACCTTCAGCTTCATAAAGTCTTAAATAAACTTGTGTACCACTCAAAGAACCAGCATTTCTAAGTGGAGATATAGTCCCATCAGCAAACGATTTAGATAACTCTGTAAATTCAGTTCCACTAAAATTAATTAATGCTCTAGTTTGATAATTAAAAGAATTATTATAAAATTCTTTTTTAACTTCTAATATTTGGTCTCTACCAAAATTTTGGTCTTTAAATGATGTCCCATCTATTGTACTACTACCACTTGAAATCCAAGTGTCTTGTGTTGAAAAAATAAAATGATGCATTATCTCACTACCCCCTTTATATTTGTTTTTGGATTTTTAAGTTCAAATACTCCTGGATTTGTAGGACTCGGTGGTAATATAACTTTATTAACTGTTGCGGCTTGGAAATCATATGCATATCCATACCCTGAAGTACCATCTGTATTTAATGTACCATCTGAATTAATGGAATATGTAAATGTTTTATTATCTAAAAGTTCAAGGCCGTCACTGTTATAATTTTCTTCTTGAGTAATAGTTACATAATTAACTGACCTAACTCCATCTATTCCCATTAATTCAAATTCAAGTTGACTTATAAATATTGGTTGACTGAATTGCATTTTTTCTACTCTGAAAAAGTCTATTATCTTCTGTATACATAATAAATTAACTTCAGACTTATTAGCATGTTTTTGAGCAACTACATCAAAGAAAACTCCAAAATTAATTATATATCCATCTAAAAACATTACATCATCTGTAAGTAATCTATAATTATTTAAATAATTTTGAACATTATGTTTAAGAATCAAAGGAACATTGTCATCTACACCTACAAGACCTGCATTAGGATTACCAACTAAATTTTTAATTCTATTATTAGCTAATATATAAACAGATATACTTCCAAAATTTAAATCTAAATTTTGTATTTGTAATCCACCTAAGTTTACTAAGTCATCAACTCCTTGATTTATATTATTACCTATCTCAACTACACCATCTACAGAAGTTCCAGTTTCTTCTACAACATTTCCAAGATTTCCAGATAATTGGGCTAATGTTGTAAAATCATATACATCCATACCATCTCCAGCCAGAAAGTTAGCCACCAGTGTTTCAATGTGATTATTCAAAGCTTCACGAGCATTTATAAGATTTTGGTAGTTATTCTGAACATTTGATTGGACACCACTAAAGCTGGTCACTATATTATCAAAATCGTGAATTACAGGGTTAAAATTTTCATCAAATAAATTTTGATATATTTCTAATACCTCACCAGCAGTTGGTAATGTATTTCTAGTAACATACACTTTCGCTATACTTCCAAACTTAGATGGTATATTTAATACTCTCGCCTCGTAGTCTTCTTTAGTTACACATCTGTTTTGTGTTGTAAAGAAAGCCTTAGTTTTTTCTTTTATTTCTTCAGTTGTTTCTTCATCTCTACCACCAATAGCCGCGGTTTTATTTGATACTGTTAAATCCGTTACCGTCGAGCCTCCTACTGTAGAGACGGTTGAAGATACTATTTCAGTTAAATCACCCGCACTAACATTTGAACTAATACCACCTCCTACTCTATAAGTAACAGTTAAAGTTGTATGTAGAGGTGTTTCACCGAGAGTTGAATATTCGTCACCCAACAATGGGTCAATGGATGTATCTAAATCACCAGATTGACCGGGTATTATAATTCCCAATTGTTCTAAATCCAAAAATCCTTCATCAATTGTTTTACCATCTTTCAAAATACCGTTACCAAATACTATTGATGTTGTATTATCATCATTAGTTTCACGAACAAATCTTTTGTTTGTTTCAATATATGTTAATGCATAAGGTACTGCTACTTCACTTACAAATGGTTCTCCATTAAGATTATAATATGCATTATCTCTAAAAGGGTCTTGACTATAATGGGTTGTAATTGGAACTTTATCTTGTGCCAGAAATTCAACTTCATACCAGTTATTTCCATTTGAATCAATAACTGACATGATATCAATTACATTAACATCTGGTATTGTTAACTTTAAAAATTTACTTGGTGTTTTTATATTAAAAGTTTTGGTTACAGTTTTACCACTTACTGCTCTTGTTTTTCTTGACAAAGTATATGATGATATTAAACCTGTTGACTCATCCTGAGATGCGATATCATTTGTATCATTTGATTGTGATACAGTAAAATCAACAACTTCTAATGTTTCAAATTGTACACTTTTATCAGCATTAGATGTTACACGGATGCCTTCACCATATGCATTTGCAGTAGAATATTCAACCTTACCTTCATCTCCAGTAACAGAATCTACATCCATTTGAAATGTTAAATCAACATAAGCCGGAACAATTGGTTTTACTTTGTAACCAAACATCTTAGCTAAATTAATAATGTTTCTTCTTTCTTCAGCTAATGGTAACATCATCTCACGATATTGTTGGTCTATGTAAAATGACATTACATCACCCACATAAGAAGTCATTTCCAATAACATCATACCCGGAGATGTTTCATTAAAATCTCTATATGTATCTGGAAAATATGCTTTTGCATAATCAATTAATGATTTTTTAAATGATGTAAAATCTTTATTTAAATAATTTACATTTGATTCTTTAAATTCTTTTTGATTATATGATGGCATTATTAATCTCCAGTTCCAGTATCAGATATTACTACCTGAACTGATGTTAATGTATTTGGGTCTTGCAGTATATTAAATAAAATCTTAATTACTAATTTATTTGGTTCTACTGTAGAATCCATTTCGTTTGTTATTATTTCTATATCTTTTATTTCTACAAAAGGTAACCAAAATTTAAATGAATTAAATATTTCATCTTGTATTGAGATATATGTGTCTTCTGTTATTTGTTCGAATAAATATCGTCTTAAATTCAATCCAAGAGTTGGTTGCATCAGTCTTTCACCTTGATGAGTATTTAATAAATTTCTTATATTATTTTTTACAGATTCAATAGTTGTAGATGTTGATGCAAACCATCCTTCTTTGTTTAATGACCTTCTAAATGGTAAATCTATGCCAACAAATACATTGCTATCATTATCAACTATATATGGTTTTCTTGTTGTATCTTTTATAGCCATCTTATACCAATCTCACTATATCTTCTGGAAATAATTTAACAGTGGTAAATATTCTCTGACCAAATCTATCTTCCACATCAAATCTATCCTGAATTTCAGGGTCTTCTCCGATAAAAACATAACCATCAGCTTCTAACCCATCTGTGTCTTTATGTAAATCTAATCTACGCAAAATACAACCACTTTCAAGTAAAGGTCTAACTGCTCTTTCTATTTCCAATTCAAGTCTATCTATTATTTCAGGTCCACCTGGAATTGGAGCAGCTATTTTTCTCAATGTATCAAGCAATGGTCCATACTCACCTAATAAAGTTTTCGCTTTAACATCAACAGGTTGAGGAGGAGTTTTTAGATTCTCTAAAACAACAGGTGCATTAAATTTTGTCACTCTCCATTCAGCTAATACTAACATCTTCGCGATGGCTGCAGCCATCATTGTCATCTCAACATCTATTGGTGAGCCAGGTCTAGTATTTATATTCGCTGGTAGAGTTCCCGCCGCCATAAGTCCAGCTTTTTTAGCAGCAACTAAATCTTTTTTTAATCCCATTATTACCTCCCGTGTTTTTGTTTTTGTTTTTCTTCAGTTTTTTTCAAAACTTCTCTATAATCTTTATTGACAAATTGTGCCATTGGGTCACTTGGACTTACGCTTTGTTGTGGTGTATCTTTCATCATATCACCATATTGTCCACCAACTAATTCATTCATTCGTTCAGTTGTAAATTCTTTACCACCCAATGTTTTCCATTCACCACCTTGAGCTGTTTCATTCAATACATCATTCAATACAGAATTATTTGTATATGATTTTTTCTTAACAACTTTAGTTGGTTTTTTAGTTGGTTCTGATGATAGTGATGGTTGTCTTAATTCAGTTATCACTTCCTTGATTGCCACCGCAACTTCTTCTCTAACGATTTGTCTAATTACATTTTTTATATTTGTTTTCTTTTTCATAACTACCTCTTATCTATTTGGTTCTATATAATGATGTTTACTTAATATTTTTTGTAATTTTTGTTCTATTGGAACTATTAATCCTTTTACAGGTACCATTTTACTATCTGTTAATGGTATAGGTGAACCGTAAAATAAAGAATTTAAATCTTTTACGATAGCTAATAATTCTTCTAATAATAATTTAAGTTCATTTCCTAATATCATAGGCTCCATTACATCCTCTCTATCCTTTGGGTCTCCAAGATATGTATTATCTGACTCTATAACTAAATTTTTATTTGTAGATATTGTCATATGTCTAGCAGTTCCAATATGAATATCTTTCTTTGATGATAAATAAATATCATCTAATGTTGAATTAAAAGTAATTCTATCTGACTGAATTAATACCTGATTTTTTTCATAATCATATATCAACTTTGAAACATCTTCAGACTGATTTATTGAACCTATTAATTTTGCCATCGTTCTTTCAGCTTCTTCAAGGTCATCAGATGCTAATAAAAAACCAGGTTTTTCTTCAGTAACCCACTTTGATGTATCTCCTGGATTTTCTACATCCCTGCTAATTACTTTATTATAATTACCAAAATGTTGTCTTATACTACCCTTTTGTGTTATACTAATTAAAGAACCATCAGTTATACCTTCACTTTTATTTTGAAAATATCTACCATTAGACATAATCATATATGGATTTGTACTTCTACTCCCTATCCTTAAACTATTTCCGTGTCTACCTTCTAATAATAAATCACCATGATTTTCATGTACTGATTTCATATCATCTAACTCTTCCCTTTCAGGTTTCATCATTCTATTATGAAGTACTTTTTTAAAATTATTTGATTGACCCTTAGCAGCTGGTCCAGTTGTTGGAGGAGTCGATAATTTAGCTTTTGATGGAGTTCCTTCAGGTCTAAATAAATTATCATTATTCCAATTGGGATTGTTATCTGTATTTAATGGACCTAAATAATATTTCTTACCACCGATATCACAAAGTAGAACAGGGTCACCCTTTGCAGGGACATCTACTATACCTCTCATTAAAGGAAAATATCTATCTCCATTTCCCACTTGTCCTCTTCTTTTTTTAATACCTGTTGTGACATGAGGTAGAGCTAATATAGAATTAATAAAACCTATCTCATTATATGCACCCATACTTTTATCTGAAGTAGCTACTTCAAGTACTTGACCTGGTACAAATTGTAAATAAAAAGGGACTTTAATATCCGGTAAACTAGGAGCTACTGGATTTTTTATAAGATTTTTTCCTTCTTTTCCATCTATAAATAGAGACCCCATCTAAGACTCCTTTATATTTATTGTTTTATTTTTTATACCTTCAAGTCTATCACTTTCATTTTGTAAATCATTAACTGTATCTTGAAGTGTTCCCATTAATTCTTCTTTTTCCTCATCACTTAATAACATTGATTCATCAGAATCACCTTGTGATTTAGATATAATTCTTTGTAATACACCAGCTAATTTAACCAGATGTTCATCATTTCTAACAGCAGTATCCATATATTCTTTTATAATAGGTGCTACCATAACCACATCATCTATGGTTGTAATGAATCCATGTATCTCTGATATTAACAAATCTATTTGAACTTTACGCTTTGTGGTGTTCTCATAGATGTCTCTTGTTAAGTCTTGGAAAGTTTTTCCCTCAAATATTTCTTTATTGTCTGTCATATCATCTCCTATTAGATGTATTTATTCATATATAAATATTAAATTTGTAGGAAATTGATTAAAATAAAAAAAACCCATCTAATAAAGATGGGTTTAAAAATCAAGATATTTTAATTTATTTAGAAAAATGGACTCTTTTTGAAATCAAAAATAGTTCCATCTCTATGGAAAGTGTTACTTAATTTTTTGTAATGCTTTTTTAATACATTAACAACTGATGTTATATGTGCGGTATTAACATTCGTCATCTCTCTGATTAGAATATAAAGAGATTTTTTATTAAAGTTTTCTATTTCATCTATCGATTTCATTAAATCTAATATAGAAAAAGCGATATTTAAATCTCTCTGTTTTTTAAAAATATTATGTAAGTTATTTTCAAAGTAATCCACTACCTCTAATGTAAATTGTCGCAAATCATTATCTCTATCATTACCCATATTTTTTTCTCTATCTAAAACTTCAACTCCACTATGACTTTTTAATTTTTTATAGTTGTTATTATTATGAAGAATTAAATAATTTTTAGCAACAACTGAAAAATAACTAAATGCTTTTGAACCTTTTGTATGGTCATATTTATGCATATTCATTACCATAAAGGCAACTACTTCATGTTTTACATCTTCAAAAGGCATATCAAAGTAAGTAAACTTAAATGTATTGATTATATTTTCTGATAGTTTATCAAAAGCTGCATGTATTCTTGTTCCATAAATTTTATTTCTTTCAATATCATTGGTTGAAGTATTATATTCAACAACCGCATCTTGAACCTCTTGACCAAAATAAACTTTACGCTTTTTCTTTTTTACTATTTTTTTGATTTCTGCTTTTACATCATTTATTTTCTTTTTTGGCATTAGTTGTCTCCTGTTCAAATATATCATCTAAAGATAGTTGAATTTGTTTTAATTGTTCAAAAAAGAAACCTGTCTCATCGTCCGCTTCATAATGTCCACGAGAGTCAACTTGTTTCATTTTATTAGTTGCAAATGTTATTACTTGTTGTATTTGTAAAATAAATTCTTCATATTGATTTATTCTTCGTAACGAAAAAAATAATAATATAGATGTAACTATACTAATCAATATAAATAATATAAAAAATAACCACCACATATTAGTTCCCCCTATACCACAGGACTACAACTAACAAAGCAATCAACCCTGATATTCCATTATCACCGATGTTAGAAATCATATTTCCAATAGATTCTATTACTCCAAATGGGTCTCTAAATAATAATCCACTCACTATTGCAAATACAAATAGTGTAATTAGTAAATCATTAAGTTGTTTGAAACTTTTCATTATTGTTTTAAACATTTTACTTTTCATTAATATCTCTCCTAAGCAAACAATTCGTCAAACTTTTGTTTGAGATTATCTACTTGCTTTTGTTCTTGTTTGTTTTTTGGAACTTTTGTATTAACAACTTCTTCATTAGCGTGTAACCAATCTTCGTATTCAATACGAGTTGTTGTCATATCAGCTTGGTGAAGAATATGTTGCATATTAGATTTTAATTTCTTTTCAGGAGCATATGATTTAAGATATTGAATATTACCTTCATCATACATTCCATCTGTTAATTTAATTCCAATAAATTCATTCTGTGTCATTGGTATTCCATATTGACCTAAAATCCAAATACCTCTATCAGGTGGTGTCATAAATTTTAAATCAGGATTATTTGTATAAATCTTTCCTTGATTTTTTCTATGCCACTCTGATGGATTAGGTATATAATGGTCTTGTTCTAAATCACCAACCTTACCTAAGTCGTGATGTAATGCTGCGAAGATTAATTCTTCAATTGTATAATCATCAACATAAGCTCCGTTGTCTTTCCATATTTTATAGAAAGCTAAAGAATATTTAACTATGTTTAAAATATGTTGAACATAACCACCCGGTGTACAAAGATGAAAATGTTCTTGACCACTAGCTGGTGCAAACATCATTCTATCCTTGAAGTCATTATACATTTTTAAAAGTTTTTCTTTTCGTTCACCTTCAAATGTATCTTCTATAAGTCGTATTAACTTATTCCAATTTTGTTCTAATTGTTCTGGTGTAAAATTCATTATTGTATTCCCTCTTGATATTCTTTTTCTAATTGTAAAGCACCCTCTAAAACATTTTCCCAAGTGTCAACATATTCAACAGGGTCTTTCTTACCTAATTGATGGAACGCTAATATTCTTTCCACATCAGCTCCTGAAGTACCACTTGACCTTCCTTGTTCATCAGGATTGTATGATGTATTTGTATTTCTAAATATAGTATTAAAATCTACACCATCAAGTTTCTCAATTGATTTTTCAGCGTCTTTAAGTATTGTATATTTATCTCCATCTAAATAAGGTAGATAAAAATTTACTCTATCACTATCCCAATTACCAATCTTAAATGCGTTCTCAATAGCTTCATAAAATTCTGGACGACAATCTGGATAGATAGCGTGGTCACCTGAATGAACTCCTAATCCAATATTTATTAATTCATTATACTTATTAGCTAATGATAAAGCATATCCATAAATAACAGAAGCGAAGATAGCATTCCTATTCGGAACTACTGTCGCCTTCATATTATCTTGTTCGTAATGTCCTTCTGGAACTTCTACATCATCAGTTGTTAAGGCTGAATCAAATACTGACATTGCACCTGATATATCAGAAACCATTTGATGAACTTTAAAACCTTGCATCTTCAAGTATTCTACATTAGCGTTTGCTCTTGATAACTCAACTCTATGTTTTTGTCCATAATAAAATGACAAACAATAGACTTCATATCCTTTAGCTAATAAATGAACTAACAATCCTGTTGAGTCCATTCCACCTGATAATGATATTACTGCTTTTTTCATATTTTCTCCCATTAAAAAAATTTGTTTGTTAATACTTTTTCTTCTTGTCTTGGATTACTCATCTTCAAATACAATGGTTCATATTTTTTATATACTCCCATTGGTGAATCTGATTTAACCATTTCATCAATTGAGTTAAGTAATTTAAAAGAATCACCTTTTACTACTTGACTAATTAAATCATCGTGACTATTCATAATTTCTTTTATTCTATCTATACAATCTATTAACACATATAAATTATGTGTTGACATACCAGCAAATCCTGTTCTGTTATATTCAAAAATGTCATTATATTTTATACAACCTCTTGTGACTTCATCAAACTTTGTAACACGAGGTAATGGTAAATCATTATTAAAGATGTCTTCTCGTTTTGGAAGATTAACACTTTCTATTGACATTTTTTTAAGTGAATGATTCATATAGTAACCACCAAACACAACTGCATAATCTGGTGAAGAACTATCAGTAGTAACTCTCATATTACTACCAACTTCATTTAAAGATTTTTGTAATTGTTCTAACATAAAGAAATCAAAAACTTTCGCTGTTCCCAAAATGTGTAACCATTTATTATTTAATTTTAAATGTTCTTTACCTTCTAATAAAATAGCTATAGCATATAACATACTACTTAATTTCTGTCCTTGACAACCACCAATTGACCAACCTTCAAATTGAAAATCTTTTACTCCATTATACCAATCCAATGTTCTATTATCAAATCCAGCTTGTAGTATATTTATAAAATCAACTTTACCTTCAACTCTATGTTTAGCAAAGTATTCAAAATTTTTAATTGACATATTTAAACACTCATCGTATTCTTTAAATATTTTACCACCTGGTGGTATGTCTAAGTTCATAGCTATATCAGAATTGTTTTCTAACCATCTTAATATAGTTTCTCTTAATTCTGGTTTCCATTCAAGGTTACCTGTTTTAATTTGGAATCCACCACTATCTCCAACTACCAATACATCATCTGATAATCCGAAACTTTTTCTTGCTTCCATATTTCTATAGTTAGCTCCAGCTGATAATAGAAAATAAGGATATCTCAAATCTCCCATTTCAGATGAATAAAATCTAACAGGTGTTCCATTACTAAATTTAAAATCTTGTTTTAATTCAGGTGCGACACCTGCCGTAGAAAAACTTGGAAAATATAAAAAACTATTAGTGTTAGAATAATTCATTCTTATACCACTTTATACTTAATATTATTGTAATCCAACCATTGACGATAACAAAAACTATATCACCAATCATACTTGCGTGTATTGTTAATAAGCCACTTGCTACAGCATCAATAGGAATAAAAAATTTACTCCACTTTGTTACCAATGCTAAATATGCTAACATTAATAAACCTAAACCAATCCAACCTATCATTTATTCTTCCTCCGTCTTTAAATAATCTTGAACTTCTTCACTATCTCTTTCTTCCCAGGGATACACAATCCATCTATCACCTTTCTCTTCAACATAATAATCTGGTTTAACTATTGATTGTTGATGAT